ATAGTAACCGTGATAGTATCTGCATTACCAGAGTCCTCTGATACTAATATAGATTTCACAATAGCAGTTGTTGCAGTAGGCACTGTATATAGTGTCGTAGCTGATGTAGTTGTTAAGTCTACTTTTTTATTTACAAATGTATTAGCCAAAGAAAAAAGCCTCCGCCTCTGACTCGTCTTTTAAATCTTGTTGATAGGTAGTGTTTAATTTTTGGACAATACTATCCACATCTCTAACAAACGATTGTTGTGTTTGTTGATTATATTCTTCGTCTGGTTGTGTTAATGCCTGTATTATTCTAGCCACGCTTTTTAACTCCCTTAATTCTTTTTTTATTTAATGATGCATAAAAAACTTGTTCACCACGTTTTTTACCATACTGCTTTTTCATAGACTTCATTATCTTTTTACCTTTTTTATTTAACGGCATTATCTTCTTCCGTCCGGTTGATAGTCTATTCTAAATGTACCAAGTTTCCAAAACTGACTAGTGCCAGTGTTTTCTACTTTTAAAGATATCTCTCTAGCTCTAGCTCTTGTATCAATCTTTTGAGTGCTGCTGGATATCGTAAATGGTCCTAATGTAGAACTAGCTGCAGTGTCGTTTGGAAAGTCTCTTAAATTTAATGTAACTCTTGCATTACCTGTTTGTGATAAAAAGTCTGGTATAACTCTTCTTATTTTCATCATGAACTCACCGTCACCTTGTAGGCCTTGTTGACCAATATCAAAACTACCAGACTCTATGTTTGCTGTAATAGCAGTGGTTTGACCTAATTTAACTTGATTTAAACCAGTTTCATGTTCGTAATATGTCGATGCACCATCTGTGTTACCGTGCACATAATTAACATCTGTATCAGCTGTCTCTGCACTTGAATCATATTCTGTTGCATGTGGTTTACCAAACACTGCAGAATCTTCCCATGCTGTCCTTGCAAGTGTACCTGTTGTCCACACTGGTCGCTCGTTGCTTGAGTCTAGATAATTATATGCAACCATTCTATTTACAACTCCTGAACCTGAGTTTGGATAAAACCAAATTACTTCACCAAACAAATTATTTAATCCAGCATTAATATGTTGTTTAGGTGTAGTGTTGATATCATCAAAGACATGGTCCTCTACTAAACATGGTAGTGATTCTAATTTACCAGCATATCTAAAGAAACCATTTTCTGACATCCAATAAGCTGTACCATCAACTTCAACAGCTGCGTTCTGTCCAATCAATCCACAGTTTGTACCTACTTGTTGAAATGAGAATGTAAATGGTGGACCAACAAAACGCATGATAAACAATGCAGTGTCAGTCCATATGTAAATAGCATCACGACCTCTGATCGCTCCAACAAGTTTAGATCCATCTGCAAGTCTTTGTGTACCAGCAGTGTTAGTCGCTGAAGGTGTGTAAGTATTAATATCCTCTTGAGAAGAGAATCTTATAAACATTGGATCTTGTGTTGATTTAGTTCCAATAGTTGTTTCTGTACCAAAAAATATTAAGTGACGGTCTGGTGTAGATACTAAACTAAATGCAGAAGCTGTTGGTGCACCCGTTATGATGGTTGCTCTAGTATTATTTGCTCCTATAGGATTAGAATCCCACTCAAAACTTTCACCACCATTAATAGTTGCAATAAGTTTATTACCTAAATTATCTAAAGACCAAAGTCCAGGTGCAGTTACAATATCTCCAGATGCTGCAGCGTTCCATGCAAAAAAGTTTGATGCATCTGTTACGGTTGCACCTGATGAGTGTGATGCTGCTGTTGTACCTGAAGCACCTCTAGTTAAACCAGATAAATTTCCACTATTGTCATTACCTGTATAAGTAATTAACTCTGTTCCAATTAACACTGTTCCTGAAGATGGAAAAGATGATGAACTAGCCATCGTTAAACTTGTAACACTAGCGTTTATTGAAGAAGACAATGTAGATGTAAACTGACCCGCTTGTTGCCCACCCCATGATCCAAGAGACCAACCTGTAGATGCAACCTCAACCGCTGGTCCAACAGGATAGTAATGTTGAACTCTAATACCACCTGATGTTGTTGCACCAGATCCAGATTCATTAGACTCCATCTCTATTGTAAGAGTGCTACTGGTTGGTATAGATGTCACCATAAATTTTTTATCTGTAAAATCTCCAGATGCAAAATCAGAACCAGTAATAGCTGTAAAAGTATCTAATAATATTATATCAAATTTATTTATGTTGTGATCTGAACTAAACGTAAGTGTTACAGTTTTTGATCCATTCGTTGTAGAAAAAGCATTTGATAAAGATGTTGTCGCTTTGATAGGATGTATATCATAAAATATACCACCAGAGTATGCATATAAAATTCTGTTTGTTCCTAAAATAGCATACTTGATACCTGATGTATTTACAAAGTGATGAATCGCTGTTGCTCTACCCGTAATTTGAACAGAGCCTAATTGTGACCATCCACCTATTTTTTCAGGTGTACCATATCTAAAACGAACATTGTCTCCATCAACCCATTGGCTTTCACCACCTACTGATGTAACTTGTTTGTTAAATCCAGGTGCAAATTTTACTTTTTGCAACATAATAAATTACCTAGGGCTTAGTTGGCCACGTAGCGTTTTCACATTTTTCAACAGTGTCTTTACCCTCAGGCAGGTCTCTTAACTCCTGTCTGTACGTTCTCATGTCATCCGACATAGTAACATCAGATAAAGCATAAAAGTCAGTCTCAGCTAAAAGTTCATTTCTTCTAGCTCTAAGATTAGCCTGTGCTCTTCCTAGGGCACCATCTGCCCACGCTTGTTCCTCAGCATCTCTAGCAGCCTCTTCTGCAGCTGTAAACTGTACTCTCTCACCATTTATATTATGATATCTTGGCATAGTTTTCTCCTTTGTTTTTGTTTATCATGATTAATTAATTCCGTAAAGACAAATATCTCCAGCGTCTATATTGCCTGATGACATTTTGAATTGCACAGCATCAACTGCACTTGTTGTATTTCCATATCCCCCAGTATAATTATCAATCATATAATTTGATCCTTGATAGTGACTGGCTCTAGATAAAAAATGTTTTACAAATGTGGTTGATGATGGATTAAATAAATGCACATAACCACTTGCGGTTTCATCATCACCATTACCTACTTCTGCAGCTAGTATATGAAATCCTGTGCCAGTCAAATCATAATCAGTTCTGTATTGTAGTGCTGTCGCACTTCCCCCTTCATTATGATAAGCATAAAAAAAAGTCGTAGTTTTATTAACATTGTAATTACTACCTGAATCTATTGACATGTTAAATGTAAAATTTGCATTATTAGTTGCTGGATGAATATTCTTAAATGTAAATAAATATTCTTTATATGTATTATCTAAAACCACATCGCTAGACCCATCAACAAAAGATAAAGCACTAGAACTAGAAGCAGTTAACTTTTTAATAAAAGTCATAGCACCACTACTAAGACTACCAAATGCAGTTACTGATCTAACTCCTCTATTATTTAATTTAACTATGCTCATTAGCTATCACTTATCCCATATAGTTTGATTGTGCCACTATCTATATTACCAGATGACATTTTAAATTGAATTGCATCTACAGCAGAAGTTGTGTTCATATATCCAGCAGTCCACCAATCATAAATATAACTTTGATATGAATGACTAGGAGTGTGCGAAAGCCAATGTTTTACAAATGTAGTTGAACTTGGATTAAATAATGTAAGTTCTCCACAACATTGTTCATCATCAGCATTACCTACACCTAAAACTAAAGGTTGAAAAGATGTCGATTGTGCCAAATCTCCACCAGCAGAATAAGCTAGTACATCGTCTGTATCATCTTCTTTGTGATAAGCATAAAAAGCAGTAGATGTTTTTGTGACATTGTAATTAGAACCAGTATCTGCTGAGCCATTATATTGAAATGAAACATTATCTGTTGCTGGATGAATATTAATATATTTAAACATATAGATGGGATATGTGTCATCTAAAACTACATCTGAACTACCATGCACGAATGACAATGTAGAACTAGAACTAGCAGTTAAAGTTTTAATTAGTGTCATAGCACCAGCAGGAAAACCAGCAGCACTTGTTACACTACTTAAACTATTATTGTTATATTTAACTAACGCCATATAATTTAAATGTCCCCGAATCTATATTACCTGTAGTCATTTTAAATTGAATACCATCAATAGCAGTAGTAGTATTAATATAACCAGCTACATTCCATCGATAACTTGCATCATCTGCATGAATATTATTAGTTTCACATATAAAATGTTTTACAAAAGTTGTGCTACTAGGATTAAATAAATGTAAAGTTCCTGCCACACACTGATCATTATCATTACCCATTCCCTGTGCAATTCTTTGAAAACCTGTACTTTGTGCTAAATCATGACTACTTTGATAATTCAAAGCGTTTCCACTGCCATCTTCAAAAAAATATGCTCTAAAAATTGTTGTGGTTTTAGTAGCATCATAATCTGTTGAACCATCTCTAAAATTAACTAAAAAATAATTTGTAGAAGTATTATTATCAGTAGCTGGATGCACATCAAAAAATTTCACTATGTATTCTTTATAAGTAGAATCTATTCCACTAGCAAAACTAATAGTAGAACTAGAACTAGCAGTTTGAGTAGATATAAGATTTAATGATCCCCCACCAACACCACTGGGTAGACTTGTGATTGCTGACATGGAGTTGTTATTGCACACATTGATTGACATGTGTTACTCCTAAGATATACCATAAAGTTTAAAAGTTCCAGCATCAATGTTTCCACTATCAAAAAAGAAACTTATTCCTGTATAAGCAACTGTTTCGTTATAATTATTTGCACTTCTATTCATAATAACATGACCTGAAGCATTCATAACAACAGCATCAACATCAATATTTTTGTAAAAAGTTGTTCCTGATGGATTATATAAATAAATAGTTGCACTAAATGATTCTGCTGCCGCACCTCCAACAGGGTCGCAAGTTATCTGTCCTTGATTTGTGCCTGTTGAATTATGGTCGGTAGCAGTATTATCTGACCTTTTTCCTATACCACCATACATATAAGCTGCACCTGAGTCAGGACTTCCTTCTGAACTATAAAGTCTAAAATTAAATCTTTGCCCATCATCTGCTGGGTGACACTCTGTTATTTGAATCATATAGTTTTTATATGTTGAATCAATATTACTTGTAAAAGCAACTGTTGATACACCTGAAGAAACTGTTGTTGTTTGTAAAAGATTAAATGATCCACCACCTTTTATAAGTGAGTAATCAATTCTTTTTAATGTACCAGCATCTGATACTAGAAACTCATCAGTATCAGCTGGTTCACTACTTAAAGCTGTTTGTCCTGAGATAATATCATTGTTTAACTTAGCAGCTGTCACAGTATCATCTGAAGGTGTACCCAGGTCGAGCACATTACCTAATATTTGAACGAAGTCGATAACGTCTCCTGTCGCTAGATTACTAGCAAAGGTCATAGTAGAACCAGAGATAGTAAATGAACTACCTGGTTTTTGTAAGATACCATTTAAACTAACCAACATATGATTAGCTGATTCTGGTGCAACGTTAACACCCCCTACCTGTAGAGTGTAAGCTGCCTGTCCGTTTACGACTGATATCGCATCGCAGACTTGAAAGTTTCCCACAGTGGGTGTTTTTCCTATATAGGGCATGTTCCTCCTTAATTAATTCCGTATAATGTTATTGTTCCAGCATCTATATTTCCTGATGACATATCAAATTGAGCTCCATCTATTGCAGCAGTAACATTACAATATCCTGAAACATAAACATCATGTGAAGATGGAACACCACTTTTCCATTGTATTCTACCAAAAAAATGTTTTATAAATGTTGTGCTACTTGGATTAAACAGATGTAAATAACCACATAATGCATCTTCATTGTTTGTTCCCATTTCATTATCAGTTAATCTTTGAACAGATGTTGAATTACCAAGTGAATTACCAGCGAGACCTGCTATATTATCAAGTCCATCATCTTCTTTGTGCATTGTATAAAACATAGTAGTAGTTTTACTTGCGTCATAAGCTGAACTACCATCTCTAAAATTAACTCTAAAATAACCATTTGCTGACGCATGAATATTATTAAATATAAAAATGTATTCTTTAAATGTACTATCAATTCCTGATGTAAAATTAATAGTAGACGATGATGATGCAGTTTGTTTAGATATAAATTTCATAGATCCACCTGCATCTCCTGTCTCAAATCCATTAGCACTACTATTAAATTTTAATGCTTTACTAGCAACAGGTGTTACATTTAAACTATTAAATTTTAATTTATTAAGTGCCATTAACTATCCTTAATTCCATATAATTTTATTATACCAGAATCTATATTACCAGTGCTCATTTTAAATTGGACAGCATTAACAGCAGAGGTAGTATCTCCATACCCACTACAAAAATCATGTAAATTATAATCTGATTGATGATGTCCACTTGATTCAGCAATAAAATTTTTAACAAAAGTGGTAGAACTCGGATTAAATAAATATAATTCTCCACTAGCACACTCATCATTACCATTACCAAAGTTTTTTACTATATTTTGAAATCCTGTTCCTTGTGCTAAATCTTCTCCACTTTCTGTACTTAAACCTTGTGCGGATCCACCTTCATTATGAAGTGCTTCAAAAAATGTTGATGTCTTTGCTACATTATAATTTGATCCACCATCTGTACTCATATTAAATTGAAATGCTGCACCTTCTGTTGCTGCATGGATTTGTGAATATACAAATCTATAAAGAGGATAAGTACCATCTAATACAACATCAGAACTTCCATTTACAAATGATAATGTAGCACTAGAACTAGCAGTTAAAGTTTTAATTAAAACTAATGATGTTGAATCAATTGTATCAAAAGCATTAGCACTGGCATTAAATCCAAGACCTTTACTAGCAGCTGTTGTTACATCAAAACTATTAAAATTAAATTTTGTAAGTGCCATTATGAAATACCATATAATTTTATTGATCCACTTTGTATTGTTTCACCTGATCTATTCATTGCAAATTGAACTGCGTTAATAGCAGAGGTAGTATTCGCATAACCTGAAAGATAGTTTGCTTCTGCCCCATCACTTGCACGAGTTTCATTTACCTCACAAAGAAAATGTTTAACTCCAACAGTATCACTAGGATTAAATAAACGTAAATAGCCACTTATACATTGATCATTATCTCCACCTAATTCAGATGACATTATTTGAGCATCTGATGAATTTGCTAAATCTCCACCATTATAATAGGTTGGACCAGAAAGAGAATCAGCTTCTGTATTTAATATATAAAAAAATGTTGATGTTTTATTAACATTATAATTACTTCCACCATCTACACTAAAATTAAATTTAAACTGTTCGCCATTTACGTCTGTGCTAGATGGATGTATATTAATAAATTTAAAAAGATATTCTTTATAAGTTGAATCTATTCCTGAAGTAAAACTTAATGTAGCCGAGCTACTAGCAGTTAATTCTGATATCAATACCATACTACCACCAACATCTCCTGCCTCTATACCATTATTACTAGAATTAAAAATAACTGTTTTACTAGCAGTTGGTGTTAAGTTTAAACTATTGAAGTTGACCTTAGAGAGTGCCATGGGTTATACTCCCATCAATGCATTTATTTCGTCATCATCAAGACCTAAGTCTTTTAACTTTTGTTTCCCTGAAATTTTTTTATTTTCTTTATTATCTGCATTAATTTTTTCTTGCTCTCTTTCTTTTTTTGCTTTTTCAACATCTGCATTTCTTTCAGCTATTTCTTCTGCTGTCATATCAAAAACTTTGCCATCTATTACTTTTTTCATATTATTTTATCCCATATAATCTATATGCGTATTTTGAAAAATCTCCACTTTCCATATATAATCTTATTGCATTTGGTTCGTAATCACTCCCATTATACCAAGCACAACCATATATTGGTCTAAAGTTATCTGAGCTATCTACTCTAGTTGCAAACCAAGTCCAAACATTACCAAATAATCCTAAGTCCTCTGATTTTCTTGGAGAAATGGTTGCATTAAAATGATGCCCTTGATCATCTTCATTTCCAGCATTATTTATTATTCTAAAGTGGTCTGCATTTGTACCAACATTACTGTAATAATTATTGGTTGATGTTGTTCCAAAGTGTCCATGATTATAGTCAGAACCTGTTTGAACTGTTGAATCTTTTATCCATCTTGCTCTTACTGAATATCCATCTGAAGCTGGTGTTGACCACCAATAAAGTTGGAAGCTATCATAAGTAGCAGTATCTAAAGTAATATCTACATTTGTAGCTGAACTGCTTGAGTGAACTTCAGAAATTTTAACAACATCTTGACTACCTACTAAACTTGCATCTATTCTTTTTAAAACCCCACCATCACTAATAAGGAATTCATCAGTGTCTGCTGGAGCAGATGTTAATGCATCTTTACCAGATATTAAATCATTACCAACCATAGCAGCTGTAATACTATTTGTTGCAGGTGTTACAGTCTGTAATGCTCTACCTAGAAATACACAATACATCGTATCTG